TGAGAACGACAGGCTGATTCTCTTTAACGTCAACGTAAGCGACGCCGGGGGCTTGCGAAAGATAGTTATTGTAGCACTCTTTGACGGAAAGCGTTGCACCTGGGGTTAGTGATGCAAGAATACCATCGAACGCGGTTAAGTTGTCATTATACATCGCGTACGGCTGATAGGAAGCCATTAGAGTGCCATAGTGGAAAGGAGTACCTGAAACGGAGATTTTGATCTTCATCGTTCCCTTGAAATACGCATAGTTCGAGAGCTTAGCTCGTACGGATGCGTCCAAGGACCACAAATCCCACACCTTTAGGGGGACGTTGTAGTAAGTACCACTATTCCAAGTGGAGTCATATATTGTTACGGGGCGCAGAAAGAATTCATCCAAAGAGTGCTGTTGGCGAGCACCGTCTTTAGAGTCTAATTGCGAAACGCCAGCTGAAGTATTGTCTGGAACCTCGCCGGAATGATCGGTTACATTTTCATGCACTTCGGTCACCGACGCGGATCCATCAGACATTTCCCCCAACACGGCAGACTCCGTGTGGATGGATTTCCCCCTCTGTTCAGATCGTCGCTGAGCCTTGCCTTTGCGCTTCATCGTTCGATTACGAATAAGCTCATCAGTTCGGACTTGAGCGCGCTCATGAGTGAGAGCTCGCAGGCGTTGGTAGTACGCTGCCCGCAAGTGATTATCAAACTGTAGATCAGGTCTAGCTCTCATTTCGTCAAAGCTAAGACTGTCAATAGCAAGAATACCAGTCACGGCAGAAGGGGGGGTACGGGTTAGACGGCCCGGGCCGTTTAAGGTTGATGTTGTTGGTAGAGAAACAAAAGTAACTCCGGGGGTTGTTGTTGTTGTGTTATTAGTATCCATTGTGTTTATTGCCAACATTAGGCGTGTCTTCGAGGCAGGTAAATTCGTATTTCACCCACTGGCTGTAGGGTCCGATCTCCTGGCGGCTCTGCCCAATAGGGCAGAGATTCGGATGCTGCGTGGCTGCGTCGGGAAGTAAGTAAAATTGTGGAAATTGGTAGAAGTGAATCAGTGCAAGCGTGTTAAAAACAGAATGCACCAAAAACCTCTGGTGATAGGGGGCTCCATGCCCCCAAAGATGCATTAAAAATGCCGGGACACGATCCCAACCCGCTCCATACATCCAAAGCTCCAGAAGAGCAAAGAGTGCATGAAAAGGGAAGAAACCAGCCTTAAACCATTCTTCTGCGATGGGAGATCCTAGTGAAAGAACTAGAACCCCCCGAACCCACTCAGGAGGATCAGGAAGAGGTGACACGAATCCGAAGATCACGAGCCACGTCCAGGGAACTCCAAATGGAAAAATTACCAAGAAGAGAATGAAAGTGGGAACTGTCAGGGAAAGAAAGGTAAGGAGAAAAAGACGGAAAAGAAAACTCAAAGGCGCGAAACGCCAAGAAACTCTGCGTGGGTCAGACAACGATAAAATCGAAGTCACGGTTGGATGGGTAGTGTAAGAAACGTAATGTCCAAAAAGAGTGAGTTTGTAAGTTTCAGAACCGTCAGGAAGGGAAGCAACAGTGACGACTTTGCTCTCGACGAGCAAGTCGGCAGTGGAGCCGTAAAGTTGGGTACGAATGACGTCAAAGGTTGGAAAAACCTTGAGGATATCAGAGCTTTTACGCTCAAAAACATCAGAGACGGCATCCGCAAATGCGAGACGACGTAAGTGGTACTCCTCTTCCGTCAAATGGAAGAAAAGCTCCCTCAGAGCGGAGACACAGCTGTCAATAAGCTGTTCCTCTTTGCTAACACTCTTCGAAGGGAGGTAGTAGACAATTGACTTCATGATAGAAGCCAAGTCAAGGGGTGCCACCCACTGGTCCAAATCCTCACGAAACACGAAATTCCGCTTGAGAAAAGAACACTGGTCCCACGTCAGGAAATCCTCCATCACTGACGTCTTCAGGGCGCTCGTATACTCAAGTCCGTAGACTGAAGCACAGAACTCCTGGTATTTGTTATTGTTGAAGAATGCGCGTGCTCGCTGCGAAACTCCAACAATAACATCATCCCCATAAATGAGGGGGCTGACAACTGTCCAAAAGTCAACTGGCTGGAGACCGTGCAACTCACACTGCGAAATCCAGTAGTAAACAAGAAGGACAAGGCCGCGAAGGCTATTGTCTTCGGCCGTAGCGTACTTGCCGCTCGGCTGCAGCGCTGGGGCTGCAAAAAGGTCACCACGCATAACAACTGTAGGATACAAGTTGTCACTGAGAATACCACGCACCATGTTAAGGGCGTAGTCGTCGTAACCGAGATTCTCACACACTCGCCACACGATAGTATTGGCAGCCAGGCCAATATCGTACGGCATAGAAGTGTCAAAGCCTCCATAATCACCCTCCATAAAGGTGAGGAAGCCAGCCATGTTTGAACAAATGTCAGCAACATCAGTCGAATGCATATTAACGCCAATAGCAGTCCGAAAAATGTCACCGTGCTCAACCATGAGTGAGTAGAAGGGCATCAAAAACATGCGATTCACGAGGGTGGACTCGTAAGGCGACATGCAAAAGACGCGAGTTTTGCGATCCCTAATCTTCTGAAGAGACCTGGGCTCATCCTTCAGCTGAGCACCAAGAAGAGGCAGTGC